TGGGGCGAAATGGGGCGGGAGCCGGTCCAGCAGACCCGCGCGCCCTATCCCCGCAGGTTGGTCGTCGAGGAGGGCTACGCCTGGCTTCCAATCCGGGAGATCGGCGACGCGGGCGTGCAGGAGGTCATGGACTTCGAGGTGGACCACGAGGACCACTCCTACTGCATCTGGCAGGGGGCGAGCAGTAATTCCGAGGTCGCCTTCTGGCCCCAGGCCGAGGACCACTTCGCCGCCTCCGTGCAGGCCGTGCCGTTTCTGCCCGGCACCGAGATCATCCTGGAGAGCACGGCCAACGGCGTCTCGGGCGAGTTCTATGAGCGCGCCATGCAGGCCGTGGGCGGTACGGGCGACTAGCGGCTCATCTTCGTGCCTTGGTACCTGCAGACCGAGTACCGGCGCCGCCCGGAGCCCGCCTTCACGCTGTCCCAGGAGGCCGAGGAGGGCGAGCTGTCGGAGGCGGAGTACGCCGAGACGTATGGCCTCGACCTGGAGCAGATGGCCTGGCGGCGGAGTAAAATCGCCGAGCTGCGCAGCCTCAAGCTGTTCAACCAGGAATACCCGGCCACGCTCGACCTCGCCTTCCAGGACGCCAAGCGAGAAACCCTGATCAAGCCACAATACGTGCTGCGCGCCCGGCGGCGGCGGATCGAAGGCGCGGGGCCGCTTATCATGGGCGTAGACCCGGCCGGCCCAGGCGGCGACCGCTTCGCCGTGGCCATGCGCCGGGGCTACGCCTGCGAGCGCGTGCTGTGGCGCGACAAGCTGCAGACGGCCGAGGCCCACGCCTGGCTTAAAATGCTGATCGAAAAGCACAAGCCGGCGCGGGTCTTCGTGGACGCGGGCGGCATCGGCTACTCGGTCATCAGCCTGCTGCACTCCGAGGGCCACAGCTACCGCGAGCTGGTGCAGGCGGTGAACTTCGGGGCCACGAGCCAGAAGAAAAAGGCCCAGCCGGACCGGCCGGGGCCGAAGAACCGCCGCGCCGAGATGTGGGAGCGGATGCGCGACTGGTTCGAGCTGGAGGAGGGCGTGTCCATCCCCGACCTCGACGTGCTCCAGGCCGACCTCATGGCCGTAGCGCCCAAGCCCTCCCTGACCAACGACTTGGTTCTGGAGAGCAAAGACGAGCTGCGGAAGCGCAAAATACGCTCACCGGACCTCGCCGACGCCTTGGCCTTGACTTTTGCGTCACTGCAGCCTATTCGCGGGTGGCATGAGGGCAAAAAACGCCCCTCGTTTGGTGAAATCTACCCTATTCGGCCCGATTCGCGCGCTGATGAATGGGGCGGTTTAGACTACGGCGACGACTTCGACAACGGCGGCTACGGGTGGATGGGCGTATGACGGCGGACAAAAAACGCACTCGGGAGCGTAAGCCAACGCCGCCGGACGACTTTAAGGACGCTGCGGAGTTCCTGGCGCACGCCCGCACGCGTTTTCGCGAGTGGGACAGCGCCGACGAAGCCAACCGCCGCGCCCAGCTTGAGGACCACGCCTTCGCCGTCGGCGACCAGTGGGATTCCACCATGCGTCGCAAGCGGGAGCGTCGCCGCAAGCCCGTGATCACGGTCAACCGCGCCCCGGCGTTCCTCGGGGTCATCATTGGCAACCGCCGCCTCAACCAAACCGTGATCAAGGTTCAGCCGGACCGGGACGGCACCCGCGAGGCGGCTCGGGTGCGCGAGGGCCTGATCCGGCAGATTCAGAAAAGCTGTAAAGCCGAGCGCGCCTATGACATGGCGCTGCAGAACTGCGCCATCGGCGGCCTGGGGAACTTCCAGGTCCGGCTGCGCTACGCCGCTGCGGACGTGTTCGAGCAGGACATCTGCATTGAGCAGTTGCCCGAGCCCACGCAGGTGCTGTGGGACGCCACGGCCATTGACCCGACGGGCAAGGACGCCAGCGGCTGCTTTGTCATCGAAAACGTGCCGCGCGAGGATTTCTTTCGCAGGTATCCAAAGGCCACGCCGTCTGACCAGATGGTAATGGACGCGCGCTACTCGAACATGCAGGCCGAGGGCTGGTACAAGCCCGACACGGTGCGCGTGGTCGATTACTGGCGCATGCGTTCGCGCCGCGGCGAGATCGCCCTGTTGATGGACGGGCGCGTGGCCGAGGTGCCGGAGGACGCGGACGACGCGTGGTTCGACCAAGTGGCGGTCGGCCCCGACGGCTACCCCATCGTTCGCGAGACGGAGTTTCCCTACGCGGAAATGTACCGCATCACCGGCATGGACATCCTGGAAGGCCCGTATAGGCTGCCGATCCGGCGGGTGCCGGTGTTCCGCGTGCCGGGCTGGGAGATTTGGACGGGGGAGACCCGCCACCGCTTCGGGCTCATTCGGTTCCTGAAAGACCCGATGCGAATGCACAACTATTGGCGCTCGGTCATCGTCGAGCGGCTGATGCAGGCGTCCAAAGCCAAGTGGATCGCCGGCCAAAGCGCCGTACAGGGCCGGGAGCGCGAATGGCGCAACAGCCACCTCGAAGACGACGCGCTGCTGGTCTACAACGACGAGCAGGGGCAGCCGCCGATCCCGGTTCCGCCCGTCCAGATCGAGGCCGGGCTGCTGGAGCAGGCCAACGCCACGGTGCAGGACATCAAGGACGTGTCCAACATCCACGAGGCGAGCCTGGGGCAGCAGTCCAACTTCGTCTCGGGCAAGGCGCTGGACCGGGCGCAGCGGGTGTCTGAACTTGGGAGCGTGATCTACCACGACAACCTCAACAGCGCGATCGAGGAGGCCGGAGAGGTCATCAACGACCTGATCCCGATTGCTTACGACACGCCGCGCGTCATCAAGATTCTCGGCGAGGACGAGCAGGAGCGCTTGGTCCCCATCAACGGCTCCAACCAGCCCGTGCCGGAGAGCGAGTTCGACGGCCCCGTGGACGTGACCGTCGGCAAATACGGCGTCACCCTGGCCACCGGGCCAAGCTACACCACCAAGCGCGCCGAAGCGGCCGAAGCCATGCTCAACCTCATCAACGCCATGCCGCAGGTCATGCAGGTGGCGGCCGACGAGATCGTGCAGGCCCAGGACTGGCCGGGCGCGGATCGCATCGCCAAGCGCTTGCGCGCTTCGCTGCCGCCCGCCTTGGTCGGCGAGGAAGCCATGACGCCGAGCCAGCGCGCGGCGCAGGCCAAGCAGCAGCAGATAGCCGAGCAGCAGGCGGCGTTGCAGATGGCGATGGCCGAGGCCGACTTGGCGCTGAAACAGGCGCAGGTGCTGGAGGCGCAGGCCCGCGCCAAGCAGGCGGAGGCCCAGTCTATAAAGGCGCTCGCGGACGCTGAGAAAACCCAGGCGGAAGCCGAGCTGGTGGACGACAAACACGCCTTGGAGGTGCAAAGTCGCGCCGTACAGGATGAAATCGCGGCGGCCAACACAGTCGCCGCTTTGACCAAGCCCGAGGAGCCGAAGAATGACGACCGCTGACAAAGACCCCTTCGCCAAGTTCATTTCCGGCGCCACCCGCGACGGCGTGGTTCAGGAGGCCCCGAAGCCCGAGGAGGCTCCCAAGGCCGACGCCAAGGCGGAGACTACCGAGAACCCGCCCAAGGACGACGCCAAGCCGGCGCCGAAGCCGGAGGAGGCTGTAAAGGCCGAGGACGAGCCGCGCGACGCGCTCAATGACGACGAGCCGGACGACGACACGCCGCGCTACACCAAAAAGCAGCTCCAGGAAGCCGCCCAGCGCCGGATCAACAAGGCGATTTTGAAGCAGCGGGAGTCCGAGCGCGCGGCCGAGGCCGCCCGCCTGGAGGCCGAGCAGGTCAAGCGCCAGATTGAGGAGCTGCGCAAAGCCCAGCCCGCCGCCAAGGCCGAAGACGACGACCCCGAGCCCGCCAAGCCGGACCCGTCGAAGTTCAAGTACGGGGAGTTCGACGACGAATACCTGGCCGCGCGCGACGAGTACACCGACAAGCGCGTAGAGTGGAAGGCCCGCCAGCTCGCCAAGCAGCAGCAGGCCGAGCAGGCGAAGCAGGCGGCCGAGGCTGCCGAAAAGCGCGAGGCCGAGGCCGCCGCCAAGCGCCTCACGGACTTCCAGAGCGCCGGCATGGCCAAGTTCGAGGATTTTACAGAAAAAGTGATCGAGGCGCAAAATTTGCCCTTGACGCCGGTGATGGGAGAGCTTATTCTGCACTCCGAAGTGGGCGCGGAGATCGCGTACCACCTCGCCAGCAACCCCGCGGAAGCCGCGGCTATCGCTGCTCTTTCGCCTGCCCAGCAGGCGCTGCGCATCGGGCGCCTTGAATCCCGATTTTCCGGCGAAACCGCCGCCAAAACCGAAACCCCAAAACCCCCTGCCGTAAGCAAAGCGCCCGCTCCCCCTGGGGATCGTCCGCGCGGCGCCGGCGGCAAGTACACGGTCGGCCCCGACACGACGGATTTTGCCGCGTTCGAGGCCATGGCGAAGCGGCAAGGGTAGCTGGAAATGCACCTCGCCGCTCAGGCGAGGAGCATTTTAAATGTCGAACAGGTTCCTGAACGAAACCGAGTACAGCAACGTGATGTTGCTGAAGCTCAAGAATTTCCTGCGCTGGGGCAAGCTGGTTGATGGCCAGTTCAAGGATGAAGTGACGGACCAGAACGGTCTTGTCATCAACATCAAGCGCCCGCCCCAGTTCATCGTGACCGACGGCCCCACGCTGCAGCCGCAGAACGTGGTGACGGGCTCCGTCAACATCGCGGTCAACCAGTACAAAGGCGTTCACCTCCAGATCGGCGACCTCGAAGGCGTGCAGAGCTGGAACGACCTGATGCAGAACGCCAGCATGAGCCAGGCGGCGTCTGCGCTGGCGCACTTCGTGGACAACGCCATCGCCCAGGAAAGCCTCGGCTTCTACGGCTCGGTGGGCACGTTTGGCCAGCCGATCCGCAGCCCGCAGCAGTTCAACGCGGTTCACACCCAGTTGATGATGCAGTCGGTGCCGAACGAGAACCTGTCCGCGTGCGTGGCGTTCCAGGACGGCGAACTGATCCGCGGAAGCCTGATCAGCGGCGACATCCAGGGCACCAACAAGGACGCCCTGTCGCGTGCGCGCATCCCGGTCCTGTCGGAAATCGACCTGTACGCGACCCAGCAACTGCCGTCCCTGACGGTCGGAACGCGGGTGGCGAGCGGGGCGGGCGCCGCTTTGATCAACGGTGCAGGCCAGAACGTCAATTACCGC